TAGGGGGGTGGGATGGGGGTGGGGTGGCCTAGAAGGCAGTTCCATTGTCCCCTGGGTTTTGCTAGAAGGAAAAGGCCCCTGATTCTGCAGGGGCGCTGGCTGGCCAGGGATGGCCGGAGGAGATCCATGGACGACTTGAAGCGATGGGCAGAGGAGGTCGCCGGGGGCGGTCGCCCCACGAAGGCGACCTCGGCTGCGGCGTTGTCCGCGCTGGTGTCTGCCGGCGTGCTCGAGGGCGATGCGGCGCCGCCGCCGCCGGCTCCCGACGACACGGTGGGCCGGTGCTTCGCGGCGTGGGTGGCCGCCTGCGGCTTGGTGGGAGTGGAGGCGAAGGCGACGACCGCGGTCGGGCGGCGGCGTACTGGCGCCATCCGCGCTCGCCTCGGTGAAGGGTACAGCGAGGCCGACTTCGCCGCCGTCCTCGACGCCGTGCAGCGGGCTCCCTGGTGGCGCGAGCGCCGCATGGTCAGGCGCCTGGAGACCTGGTGCAGACCCACCCACTTCGCCGGCCTGCTGGACTGGTGGCGCGCGGACTCCGTCGAGCAGCGGTCGCCCTCGGGCGGCCCCATGGCGCAGCGATACGGGAGGGGTGGGCAGTGATCGGGCACGTCATCGACTGGCTGGCCGAGGCGAGGGTCCCGGTGCTCTCCAGGCTGGCCAGCATCATCTCGGCGCCGCCGCCGGCGCCCGCCTGGCTCAACGCCAGCGATCACGACATCCTGCGGGCACTGGCCGATGCCTCCGTGACGCCCGGTGCGTGGGTGGAGCCCGACCTGATGGCCGAGGCCCTCAAGCGGGCGACGGCTCACATCGGCCGGGACAGCGTGGTGGTCGAGCTGCGGCTGGCTGCCATCGACGTGCTGGTGGATTGCATGGTCGCGCGCCCGACGGCTACCTGGCGCTCGCAGGGGCCGCCGCATATTGGGGCCAGGGCCGAGGACGGGCCAGAGTGACCCCGCTCAAGGCCGCCGCCGCCGCCCTCCAGGCCGAGCTGGAGGCGTGGCTGGAGGAGCTACAGGCAAGCGGGTCGTGGGGCCCGACCGCCCCGCCTGTCGTCCCCGACGAGTGGGACGAGCGGGCCTTTCGGCTGGAGGACAGCGGAGGCACGCTGGCGGCGCGCCCGCCCGACGGGTGGGCCCCGTGCGGGTACTGCCACGGGAGCGACGACGGGCGCCGCCTGGCAGAGCGGGACCACCCCACCCTGGGCTACAGGCACGTGGTCAGCGTGCCGTGCCACTGCGGGCCGATGCTGCTGCGGCGCGACAGGCTGCGGCAGGCTGGCATTCCTGCGAGGTTCAAGGGCCGTGGAGGCGACTTCGCATGGGACGGCTACTCGGACTCAGCGACCATCAGGGCCGCCATCGAGGCGCTGGTGGGGCGGGCGAAGTGGCCGCCCCGACGCGGGGTGCTCCTCTACGGGCCTCCGGGGACTGGCAAGTCCACCCTGGCAGGCTGGGTCGCCATCCTGGCGGCCCTGCGGCACGCCGCCACTGTCGCGTGGCTGGACTGGCCGGATTTCTGCGAGGCGATGTCGGCCGAGAAGTCGTTGCCTCGTGAGGTGTCGGCGCGGCTGCGGGCCGTGGATCTGCTGGTCGTTGACGAGTACGGGGGCCAGCGTGACACGGAGTTTCGCCGGGAGGTGTTCGACAGGACGGTGGGGGCGAGGTTCGAAGATGGCCGCCCCTGCGTGATGACGACGAACCTGGACCCGAGGCCGCAACGCGCGCTGCTCGGGGAGGACGATCCGCTGGACCTGAAAGGCAGGCTCGGCGAGCGCGCTTACAGCCGCCTCCGGGGGGCCTGCGACTGCGTGCTGGTCGATGGACCGGATAGGCGAGAACGATGAGCACGGGCGGCGAGGTCCCCGGCGGCGAGGCGTGCATGGTGCACAGCCGCGTCGTGGCGCAGACGCGCTGGCCCGCCGCCCGTGCCCGACTTGGAGGGGCCGAGATGTTGAAGTGCACGAACCACGTCGGCATGGTGACGAGCGTCAAGACGGGCAAGGCGGGCGGCAATAAACCGCTGCGGCTGCGCCTGGGCCTGTCGCTGTGCCTGGGGGTGTCTGCCGCCGGCAAGCCCGACGACCTCTGGCTGGCGCTGGCGTCCGCCATCCCCGAGCTGGCGAAGCTCGCCCCGCTCGATGACGGGCTGCGGGCGGTCTACACCCTCCGCGACAAGCGGATGGCGGGGAACTACCTGGTGACGCTCCACGCGGTGCCCGACGAGGGGCGCCGCCAGCCCGACGCGCCGCCGCTGCTGTCGCAGGCGCTGAGCCTCACGGGCCGCCCCGTGGTGGAGCTGGTACACGCCGACGTCCTGCTCCACATCGTGCTGGAGGCGACGCTGCGCGATGTCCCGCTGACGGCGTCCCAGCTCGATGACCTCCACGCCAGCGAGGTCGCCGTGACCATGGAGCCGTCCCAGCCCGACCTGGTGGCGCCGACCCGGCGAAAGGCGGTGGCGTGATGGCCGGCACGAGGCGTATCTGGTCGGTCGCTCTCATCACCCCAGGCGGCTCCACCAAGCCCGAGGACGCGACCGGGCCCTTCCACCTCACGCTGGCGGCGGCGCGGGAAGTGCTCAAGGCCGAGCGGTACGAGCACCCGCCCTCGCAGTGGATCGGGATCTACGAGTGGGAGGCGCCGTACAGCCGCGAGGCGGTCGCGTTGCTGTGCGAGGGGTGGACCCTGCTGGACGAGCAGCTCACCGCCCTCGGCGCCACCTGGGCCCTTGTGGCGACCACCACGGGGGTCGCGCCGCCGGCCGTGGATCCCGTCCACGGCCCCTTGCTGGGGTCGATGCTGTGACCCAGCCATGCCGCTCAGGCGCAGCACCACTGGTGGGCCATCAGCTCGAGCTGCTCCCGGCGAACCCCGGCGCCGCCGGGTGCGGCGCCCCTCACCCGCACGGCCGAACGTGCCGCCGGCGAGCCGGGCACCTCGGCCACCACGCCCACCCCGCTGGGTTCATGTGGTGGCGCGGGGACGGCGCGGAGGGGCGCTCGCTCGGCGACCCTGCCTCCCTGCTGCTGGCGGGCGAGATCCCGCCCGTGAACGGCGGCCTGGGCGCCTGGCTGGAGGAGGTCTGCGATGAGCCGTGACTGGCTGGTCGTCGCGGCGGCGCTCGGGGTGGCAGCCGGGGTGGCGCTCGGGCACCGCATGGGAGTCTCCGAGGGCCGGCAAGCCGAGATGGTGCGCCGGGCGATGATGACCCCAGCGTGCTCCACTGCCGGCGACCTGCGCGACCTCGCCGACAGCCTGGCAGCCCAGCACGCCGCCGTCACCTGGGCCTGCTGGGACGCCGCGCTGGATGCGGTGGAGACGTTGCGCCGGCCCGTCGAGGACCTCTCGGCCACGATGGGCCGGGCACACTTCTACACGCCCGACGGACTCGGCGCCGGTCTCCAGGTCCGGTCGGCCGAGTCCGTCGGGCCCCCGTGAAACTCTTGCGACCACGCGGGGGCCCGAGCGGGCCACTGGAGGCGGGGTGACTGGAACGAACTACATCATCGGCATCGACCCCGGCACCGCGTGCGGCTGGGCTGTCCTGCGCGAGGAGGACGGCGAGCGCGTGGCGTCCGGGGTCTGGGACCTCCGACCGCGCCGCCACGAGGGCGGCGGGATGCGCTACCTGCGGGTGCGCCGCTACCTGCGCGAGCTGCTCGAGGCATACCCTCCGGTGGAGGTCGCCTACGAGGAGGTGCGGGCCCACCTCGGGGTGGATGCCGCCCACGTCTATGGCGGCATCGTCGCCGCCGTCACCGGCCTGTGCGAGGAGGTGGAGGTGCCCTACGAGGGCGTGCCAGTCGCCACCATCAAGCGCACCGCGACCGGCAAAGGCAACGCCGCCAAGCCGGCCGTCAAGGCCGCAGCCGTGACGAGGTGGGGCGAGGTGGCCGACGACAACGAGGCCGACGCGCTCTGGGTCGCCGAGGTTGCCCGAGGGGGCAGGTGGGGGACGGGGGAGTAGCGCAATGAGGAAAATCCCGTGCCTGTTCGAGCGCGACTTCACGGACCGTCGGCGCCCGGTGCTGCTCAACACCATCACGCCGGGGTGCGAGTGGGTCGTCTTCAGCGAGGGACGCGCCACCCGCAAGCGGGACGGCACCGCGTGCATGGTCCTCGCCGGGGTGCTGTACAAGCGGTACGACGCGAAGCGCGGGAAGACGCCGCCGCCGGGCGCCATCCCGTGCACGCCAGCGCCGGACCCGGCAACCGGGCACTGGCCACATTGGGTCGCCGTCTCGGCTGACAACCCCGCCGACGTCTGGCACCTCGCGGCGCGGGACGACGCGTTCAGCCGGTTCCCGTATGCGCTGCCGGATGGCACGTATGAGCTGTGCGGGCCGCGGATCAACGCCAACCACGAGGGGCTGTCCGACCACAGGTTCTTCGCGCACGGCCTCGAGGCCCTCGACGGCGCGCCGCGGGAGTTCGACAGGCTGCGCGACTACCTGGCCGCCAACCCCATCGAGGGCATCGTCTGGCACCACCCAGACGGCCGGATGGCGAAGATCCGCCGCGCAGACTACTGGCTGCCGTGGCCGGTTGCGGGTGAGCGCAACCCCGGTTAGGCTGTGCCTGCTATGGCAGACCACCCCCGCAGTTGCGCCGTCACCGGCCGCCCCATCCCGGCCCCATCGAAGCCAGGCCGCCCGCAGACAACCTGCTGCGAGGACGCGAAAAGGCTGGGCCACTGCCTGAGCTACGCCGAGACGCTCCTGGGGCGCCTGCAGGCCCCAGGCGGGCCAGGATTCTCTCGTGCTGCCTCGGCCGCGTTCCGGCGGCGCCTGCGGGAGTTGCACGACCTCGCCTACCCGACCGACGCCGACCCAGCCTGGAGCCAGGCCGAACCATGAACCCCGAACACCTGCGCCCCATCGGCGACAACGTCCTCATCCGGCTGGACCCACCGGAGGAGACCAGCCGGGGCGGCCTCATCCTCCCCGACACCAAGCGGAGCAGCTCCACGAGCGGCACCGTGGTCGCCGTCGGGAGCGGCTGGCGGCCGGTCAAGAAAGTGCAGCCCATCCCGCTGGCAGTTGGCGACCGGGTCATCATCAACCGCTACGGCGGCCAGACGGTGGACGGCGAGAAGCGGTTCCGCACCGAGGACGACGGGGTGGGCTACGTGCTGGTGTCCACGTGGGTCGTCCTCGCGGTCATCGAGGACGACACCCAGGCAGACCACTCCCCGGTCGAGGCGGTCCACACGCCCGGCGTCGGGTGGACCCTCCCCGAGCACGCACCGTGAACGCGAGGCGCACCCTGGCCAGGAAGGCGGCGCGCGCCCGCCGGGAGAATGCACAGATGGCAGCGAGACTCGTCGGGCCCGATGGCCGGACCCCGATCAGCTCTGGCAAGGGCGCCCCGCTCGGCGCGCTCCTCCAAAGCGCAGCGAACCACCTCCGGGCCCAGGCCGAGGTCGAGGCCGCCCTGGTGGCCGTGGTCGTGGTCGTGGATCCGTCCGGCGCAGTCCACGTCCAGCCCGAGGCCGCCCACCCCATCACGCTGGCCCACGTCCAGCTCGCCCTGAGCGAGGCCGCCCTGGCGGTCGCCCGCCAGCACGTCGGCGAGGTGATGGCGGCCCAGGCCGAGGCCGCCGCAGCCCGAGCCCTGCCGCTCCAGGTGAAGCTGTGACGCGGGCCCGCCGGGGGCCCGGCCGCCCGCTGCTGCTGAACCCCGAGCGCCAGGCGCGCATCGTGGAGGCAGTCTCGCTCGGGGCAGACCGCGCCACCACCGCCGGCCACGCCGGCGTTCACCGCGCCACGCTGCTCGGGTGGCTCGCCAGAGGCGCGGCAGCGCCGAGGGTGGATGACCAGGTGGGGGACGACGGCGAGCCGGTCTCGGGCAGCGGGGCGGGCCCTGCCGTCGATGCGGCCGACCAGCCGTATGTCGAATTGCACGACGCGGTTACGCGCGCGGAGGCGGCGCGGGACCTCCGCGACCTCAACACCATCCACCAAGCCGCCGCCGCAGGCGACTGGAGAGCGGCGGAGGCGAACCTGAGGATGAGGCACAGCGGGAGTGGGCGCTACAGCCCGAAGGCCGAGCTGAGCGTGAACCACGGGCTCCAGGCGGCGGACGCGGGCCTCAAGACCCTGCTCGAGCAGCTCGTGGCGCCACGGGAGGAACCATGACCACCGGCGCCACCGCCGTCCTCCTCGCCCTGCTCGCAGTCGGGTGCGGTGAGGACTGCGACGCGCCCGGCCCCGACGCTGAGGCGGACTCGGCGGTCGCGGACGCCGCGTCCGCTCCGGTGGACGCGGCGCCTGAGTACATCTGCACGGTGGGCGACGTGACGGGCGTCTGCTGCGCGTACGGGCCCGGCGGGGCCTGCGTGGACGGCCTGTGCTTCGTCGGCTGGGGCTACGTCGAGAGCAACATCTGCCGCCAATGAGCAAGCGCCGCCCACCCGCCGCGCCGCACGTGGCCACCGCCCTCCACGGGCTCCTCGTCGACGTCGCCACGCTCGAGCTCGACCCCGCCAACCTCCGCACCCACCCCGAGGCGTCCGTCGCCGCCGTCGCAGCGTCCCTCGAGCGCCACGGGCAGCAGAAGCCGGTGGTATACCGGCCCGCCGACCGCGTGGTCATCGCGGGCAACGGCACCCTCCTCGCTGCGCGCCGCCTCGGGTGGACCACCATCGCTGCGGTGCCGTTCGCCGGCTCCGCGCGCGAGGCCCGCGCCTACGCCCTCGCCGACAACGCCACGTACGACCGGGGCGGGTGGAACGCGCCGGCGCTGCGCGTGGAGCTGGGCGACCTCGTGACCGACTTCGCGCCGCTGGCCCTCGGCTTCGACGAGGCATCCCTCTCGCTGACCCTCGCAGAGCCCCCCGCGCCACCCGCTCCGCACGACGACCGCCCCGGCGACGATGACGTCCCCCCGCCACCCGCCGAGCCCGTCACGCAGCCCGGCGAGGTGGTGCCGCTGGGGCGCCACGCGCTGACCTGCGGCGACTGCGTCGAGGTCATGCGGACGATCGCGGACGGCAGCATCGACGCCATTGTGACCGACCCGCCCTACGGCATCGGCTTCATGGGCAAGGCGTGGGACGCGCTGCCGCCTGGGCCGGAGTTCGCCGCCGAGGCGCTCCGCGTGCTCAAGCCTGGCGGGCACGTTGTCGCCTTTGGCGGCACGCGCACGGTGCACCGCCTCGCCGTTGCGCTTGAGGATGCCGGCTTCGAGATCAGAGACACCATCTCATGGCTCTACTACAACGGCTTTCCGAAGAGCCTCGACGTGGCGAAGGCCATGGACGCAGTCGAGGGACACCTTAGGGGCCAGGCTGGACCTGTCGTGAGCAACAACGGAAGCATGGGAGGGCCGAATTACACCCGGACGCCGAAGGGCGATCCTGTCACTGACGACGCCAAGCAGTGGGACGGCTGGGGTACCGGGCTGAAGCCAGCGCAGGAGCCCGCCATCCTGGCTCGCAAGCCGCTGATCGGCACGGTCGTTGAGACGGTGCTTGCGCACGGCACCGGGGCGCTGAACATCGACGGGTGCAGGATCGCGTATGGCGACGCGTCGTGGCCGGGGCCGCAAGACGATGACGCGCCGCCGCCGGCTATGGTGGCTTCGCCGATAGGTCGTTTCCCGGCGAACGTTTACGCATGCCCGAAGCCCGCTCGGTCAGAGCGAGACGCTGGGTGTGATGGGCTGGCGCCCGCCGTCGCGCAGGGCGCCGACGCCCTGCGCGACGGCGGGCGCACGGAGTCTGCCCGGACCAACACACATGCCACGGTGAAGCCGGTGCGCCTCATGCGCTGGCTGGTCCGCCTTGTGACTCCGCCGGGCGGCGTGGTCCTTGAGCCGTTCGCCGGCAGCGGCACCACGCTCGTCGCCTGCGAGCGCGAGGGCTTCGCCTGCATCGGCATCGAGCGCGAGCCGGCCTACTGCGACATCATCCGCGCCCGCGTGGCGCACGCCGTCGAGGGCTAGCCCGTGGCCGACGTCTCGGCCCTCCGGCTCAACCGCTTCCAGCGCGACTTCCTGCTGACGTGCCTCGAGCACCCCTTCGTGGGCGTCTGGGGGGGCATCGGCTGCGGCAAGAGCGTGGCGCTGGCGATGCTCTGCAAGGTGGTCGGGGAGACGCGGCCGGGGTGCTCCATCATCTTCGTGATGGAAAGCTACGGCGACCTGGGCGACATCGCGCGCCCCAACCTCGACGCCGTCCTCGGGCCCTCGTGGCGCTGGCTGGCCGGGGTGAAGCGGTACGCCCACCCCAACGGCTCCGAGGTCAAGCTGCGGTACTACCGGGACGCGAGCAACACCCGCCACGAGGGGGCAAACCCGCTCGAGGGCCGCGACGCGCACCTGGTCGTCATCGACGAGGCGCAGAAGTTCGAGGACGACACGCCCTTCAAGCACGCATCCGACCGCGCCCGCTCGAGCGCTCTCGACGTCAACGGCGTGGAGCACCCCGCGGGCGTCGTCGTCAACGGCCGCCCGTCCGCCGTCGAGTGGTGGCCGACCGCCATCGCCAACGCCGGCGGGGTGGTGATGCGGCCGGTAAGCGAGGACAACGCCGCCAACCTCGACCCCGGCTGGTTCGACCGGCAGCGCGCGACCCGCACCCCCGAAGAGGTCGACGCGTTGATGCACGGGCTCCCCTGGCCCGTCGCTGACCGCCCGTACGGGTCCTGGCGGCCCGAGTCCTGGCCTGCTGGCAACCTCCTCGACGGCTGGGTGTACGACCCGGCGCGCCCGACCCTGGCGGGCATCGACTGGGGCTATCGCTGGCCGGCGGTGGTCTACGTGCAGGACACCGAGCGCCTGAACCCCGACACCGGGAGGGTAGACCCGCTGTCCGTGATGTTCCGCAGCCAGTGCCCCGACGACTGCCTGACGCCCGAGCTGCTGGAGCACATGCGGGAGGTCGCATGGCCCAGGCACCTGGCGCACCTGGCGCCTGGGCCTCGTATCTGGCTCGACGGGGTGGTGGTGGACCCTGCAGGGCTGGCCCGCAACCTCCACTCGGGGTGGAGTGACGTGGACGCGGTCGCCTACCCGCCCCCCGGCGGCGCAGCCGTGGAAGGCCCGGTAGGCTGGGGTCTGGGCCTCGCCGCCATCGCCGAGACCGACGCGGCGAAGCAGGACGTCCGCGGTGGAATCGTCAGGGTTCAGCGCGCCATCTGCACCGCGGACGGGGGCCGGCGGCTTGTCGTCCCCCGCGAGGTATGGGACGAGTGGAGGTCGCAGGCCCCACCAGCCAGGAACCCGGCGCACACGATCATGGCGTACCGCTGGCCTGAGAAGGGGCGCCCGCAGAACCCAGGCAGAGGCCAGCCCCAGCACGTCGCAGACGCCATCCGCTACCTGGTGCGATACCTGTTGTGGACGCTGCCGGCGTTCGACATCGGGGGCGCTGCTGGGCTGATCGACGTGGCGCCGCCGGCCTGGGTCGGCAGGGTCAAGGCCGAGCGGTAGCGCCCTGCGGTGACGGGCCGCGCCTGGGCGTGCTACCGTCGGCCGCATGGGCAGCCCCAACGACCTCGGATGGTTCGCAGGCGTGGTGACGGGCGACGCAGCCCGCGAGCGTCAGGAGACCCCGGCGCGGCCCCCCGTGGGCATCCAGGGGAACAGCGGGAAGCCGCTGGGGGCGGGCGGGAGGGTGTACGGGTACGAGCGCAACGCGCGTCTCGCCGACCAACTCCTCATCCGCGACCTGGCCCACTTCGTCCGCTCCTCGCCGGCCATGTTCGCGCCCTGGTGGTTTACGCGGTCGGCCTGGCTGTCGGGCACCACCACGGTCGAGCCTGCGAAGGACGGCAGCCGCGAGCCTGCGGACTACCTTGAGGAAGCGTTCGGCCTGGGGTCGTTCGCATCCCGCGGCCGCGCGCAGCGTGGGTTCGAGGCGTACCTGGCCGACTTCCTCTGGGCCCCGTTCTACGGCTTCGGGGTGCACGAGGAGGAGTGGTACGCCGCCGACGGGCGCGACTGGCTGGCCGACTGGCACTACCGCGAGCCCGAGTCCATCAACGAGTGGAGGACGGACGAGGCCGAGCGGCTGGTCGCGGTCATCCAGCGCCCGGTCGGCGGCTGGTCATCGGGCGCCCGCGTCATCGACGCCAACCGCATCCTGCACCTCTCCCACATGCGGACCGGCGCCAACTGGCGCGGGATCGGAATCGGCCGGGTCTGCCACCCGCACGCCGCCGACCTCGACCTCCTCTATCGCCTGATGGCCGCCGGGGCGCAGCGGTGGGGCATCGGCACCCCGCACGCGAAGATCAACGAGATGGAGGTGCGGCAGGCGCACCCCGCCGCAACGAAGGCCGACTTCGAGCTCCTCGCCGCCAACGTCGCAGCCCAGCTCAAGGCGTACACGTCCCACGAGCTGGGTCACCTCGTGAGCGGTGTCGGGGTCCACATCGAAGTGGTCGGAGGAGACCACGACCCGAGCGGCCTCATCGCTCAGGCGCAGCACCACTGGTGGGCCATCAGCTCGGCCTGGATGGCTCAGTTCCTCCAGCTCGGGTCGCAGGGCTCCAGCGGCTCGTGGAGCCTCGGCGACGTGCAGAAGACGACCGCCGAGCGCGCCCTGGTCAACACCCTGGAGTGGATCTACGGGGAGATCAACGGGCCGGGGCGCCCCGGCGCCGGCACCGTGGGCCGCATGCTCCAGTTCAACTTCGGCGACCAGCTCAAGCCGCGCGAGTACCCACGGATCTGGTTCGAGGGTATCCGTGTTGACGACTTCATCGAGCAAGTCTCGACCCTGCCGGGCCTCCAGTCTGCCGGGCTCGTGACGTGGCAGGATGCCGACGAGCGGAAGCTGCGGCGGGGCCTGGGGATGGCCGAGCTGGACTCGACATCGGCCCGGCCGCCAGACTCCCGGCGCACCGGCAGGCCGAGCAGGGTCAGCGGTGCATCGCTGTTCGACCAGGCGCGTGGTGGTGGCCAGCAGAAGTTGCCGCTGGACGAGGGAGGCGAGGGATGAGCAAGCCGTGGTGGGCCGGGCGGCAGTGGGCCATGGAGCGCGGGGCGCTGGCGTACTACCTCGACCTCGAGGTGGAGGTGGAGCGCGACGAGGGCCTCCCGTACAGGCTCGAGGGCCAGACCGCCGTCATCGACGTGTGCGGCCCTCTGACGGCGCGGCCGAGCTTCTGGGGCGGGGTGTCCTACGAGGAGATCCGCGCCGCCCTGGTGGCGGCCGAGGCAGACCCCCAGGTCGCCGACATCCGCCTGGAGGTCAACTCGCCGGGCGGTGAGGTGCAGGGAGTGAGGGTGGCGCGGGCCCAGCTCGCCCGATGCGCCAAGCCGACCGAGGCTCGGGCCGTGGGTCACTGCCTGTCGGCGGCGTACTGGCTCTCTACCGCTGCCGACCGGGTCACGGCGCTGGCCGAGGCCCCCATCGGCTCCGTCGGTGTCCTCATCGGGGTCCTCCTCGATGACGACGATCGGCGCCGCGTGTTCGTGTCCTCTGCCACGCGGCGGAAGGCAGCCCGCGCCGACACCGAGGACGGGGCCGCGCAGACCCAGGCCCTCGTGGACGAGATGGCCGGAATCATGCTCGGCGACATCGCCACGGCCCGCGGCTGGGCACCAGACGGCGCCGCGGTCGCAGTCGGGGAGGGCGCCACCTTCCTCGCCAGCGAGGCGCTGGCGCGGGGCATGGTCGACGCCATCCTGACCCCCGAGGAGGTGGTCGGCGGGGTCGATGAGGTGCCCTCCGTTCCAGCGCCCCTGGAAATCTCCTCGACGGGCAATGCCGACGTCAGCTACGGTGCGGAGGCAGGACAGTTCAACGCCACGGGCGTGGAGGTGGTGACGATGACCCCCGAGCAGCAGGCCGAAATGGACCGCCTGCGAGCCGCCGCCGCGGAGGCCGAGGCGCGGGCGAGCGAGGCCGAGGCGCGGGCGACCGCGACCGCGGCCACCCTCACCGAGCTGTCGGGCGCCGTCGAGGCCCTCAAGGCCGAGGCGCAGGCGAAGGCTTGCAACGAGTGGCTCGACCGGCACCAGGCGCGCGGCGCCATCAGCGCGGCCATGCGCGCCGAGGCCGGCGAGGCGTTCGGCAACGCGGCCGCCCGCAAGCTGGTCGAGGGCCTCCCCGACGGCGCGGCGGTCCCGCGGGGCCTCCAGGGCGCGGCCACCCCGCCCGAGTCGTCCCAGCACGCCGACATGGCGGCCCTCACCGGCCACCTCCACGCGCTCGCCAAGGAAAACGGCACCTCGTTCTCGGTCGAGCTCCAGCAGTTCAAGGCCACCCAGCCCGCCGAGTGGGTGCGGCTGTGCTCCGAGGCGACCATGCCCGGACGGAGGGGCGCCCGATGATTCCCCGCACTCGCACCCTCATCGTCGCCGCCGCCGGTGCTCTGACCGAGTACCTGGCGACGCAGTTCGACGCCGCCGGGCGCATCATCCAGACCGCCGGCGCCACCGGCCCCTTCGCCGGCATCGTCCAGCGCGCCGTTCCGGCCCTGGGGACCGTGGACGTGATCTCGGGCGGGCCCAGCGAGGCCCTGACCGGCGCCGCGCTCACGAAGGGGACGCACATGGCCCTCATGTGCGACGCCACGGGGCGCCTCATCCCGTTCGTGGCGGGCGCCGGCAACGTGCAGGTGGCCATCTGGGAGCCCGAGCTGCTCCCGGCGAACCCCGGCGCCGCCGGGATCTCCATCCGGGTCTTCGTCACCGGCCACATCCTGGCCGGCGCGTAAGGAGCAACGACCATGGCCGAGTCCTACGCACAGAAGCACCCCGTCAACGAGATCCTGTCCTCGGTCCTGTTCGAGGCCGTGCAGGACCTCTCGCTACTCATCCAGGACGAGGTCCTGCCCCCCGTGGACGTCTCCACCGTGGGGCGGACCGGGACGCTGCTGATCGAGAACGACCGCAACCTGATGGGGTCGCCCGACGCCGACGACCTCCGCGCGCCCGGCGCCGAGCGGAAGCCGATCACCAGCCACATCCGCACGACCACCACCTACACCTGCGACATCCGCTGCCTCTCCGACGCCATCCCGATGGAGGACATCGAGGACAGCCAGTTCCCCGGCGACGAGGAGGAGCGGATGGTGCGGCGCGTCGGCCGCTCCCTCCGACTGAAGCGGGAGGACCGCGTCGCGCAGTTTTTCATGTCGGGCGCCCCGGCCTGGACCACCGTCGCCCAGGCCGCCATCCCCGGCGGCTCGGGCCTCCAGGTCAACGTCGCGGGGGCGACCCCGGCGGTGGACTGGCACCTCGCCCACGACATCGTGCGCGGGACCAGCAACGGGGTGGACCCGTCCGACATGATCATCCCGTACGACGTCGTTCGGGCGTGCGGGCGCAACCTCGAGCTGCGCGGCTACGTGGGCGATGCCACCCTCGGCGTCTCCGGTGGCGGTGACCGGGTGATGCCGACCTCGGCCATCCTGGCGGTCCTCGCCCAGAGCGTCGGCAACGGGTCGCTCCGCATCCACGTCGGCGCCATGCGCCACGAGACCGCCGTCAAGGGCGTGGCGACGGCCCAGGCGGACCAGTGGACCGACACCGTCTGGATCGGGCTGCTGCCCGGCCCGAACGCGGTCACGGTCGGCAAGTCCAGGGTGCGCGTCGAGCCGGCGGCGGCGGTGTCGTTCAGCTCGATGGGGTGGGTCGGGGGCATGTACGACACCCTGGACCTCACCGCGCGCCACGTGTGGGCCGAGTACCACCGCGGCGACACCGTGATCAACCTCAACCGAGGGCTCCGGATCTCCAACGTCCTGGCGTAACCGCCAGCCCGGCCGCGCCTGGAGGGGCAACGTGCGAGCCTACCGATTCGAGCCAGACAACCCGCGCGAGATCATCGGCCACGGCCCCGGCGCCGCCCACACCGGGCGCGCCGGGGAGGTGGTCCACCTCGGCGACGAGACCGTTGCCGCGCTGCGTGCCTCGTATGCACGGCGCGGGGACGGCGACGGGGTCAAGCTGATCCCACTGGATGGCGAGCCCGCCCCGACGTTCACCGAGGTGGAGCTTCTGCGCGCCGAGGTGGCGAAGCTGAAGCGGGAGGTCGCGCACCTCCAGTCCATCGTGGACGCCACCCCGCCCACTCCCGCGAAGCGCCCTCCCCGCAACCGCAAGGCACGCACCGAGGCTTGACGGGATGGCCCGGCCCGCCACGATGCGCGCCGGGCCTGCGGCCGAGTCCCTGGCAGACGTCCTCGACGCCCGCGTCAAGGTCAGCGACACGGCGACCGCATGGCTCGACGGGGAGCTGGTCAAGCTCGCCGACCGCGTCGGCGACGAGCTGGGGAGGCTCGTGCAGGCTGGGCCCAGCGGCAAGGTCGGCGACGCCACGCGGGCCCAGCTCCTACGCCACAACCTCCAGGACGTGCTCGACATCCTGGACGACCTCGGGATGGACGACGCCCGGCAGGGATGGTTCGCCCGACACGCAGCCGTAGCACAGGCCGCAGCAGCCTCCCTGGAGGCGTCAGGGGCGCTCGATGACGCCGACGCTGCACTGGACACCCAGGCGGTCCGGTCTGCCATTGCAGCGCACCTGGGCCGCACTGAGGAGACGTTCTGGGACGGCAAGGTGGCGAGGCCGACTGCCGAGCGCATCCTATCCGAACTGCACCGCCAGGCCCTGGGCGGCACCCTGGATGACCTGGCCGCCACCATCGAGGTCGAGCTGGGCATCACGCGCGCCCAGGCGCTGACCGAGGCGCGGACCTCCATCGCCGAGTTCGACCGGTTCGTCGCCGAGGAGGTGGCGCTGGAGGTGGACCCGACGGGCTCGGAGCTGCTCCGCTACTACGGCGGCCCGACCGATGCCCTCCTGCGGCCCTTCTGCGGGGAGTTGGTGGGGCTCGTGTTCACCCTCGAGCAGGTGGCGAGCCTGAACAACGGGCAGATCGGGGGCGTGGGCGGGCCCATCCACTTCGGCGGCGGGTACAACTGCCGCCACGTCTGGAGCGCAGTCCATCGCGACGACGTCTCGGCGTTCGGTGCTACGCTGGGGACGGCTGGCAACGTGGCGGCCGCCAACGCCGCAGCCGGCGACCCGGGCCGACGGGGGAAGCGATGAGCGAAACGAAGTGGGTGGTCGGCGAGAACAACCTGGCCTCGTGGTGGCTCCCTGCTCCCGTCGCCAACGGGACCACGCCCACGCTGTCCATCGGCTTCGACGCCGGGGCCCAGGCTCCCGCGATGACCGTCCTCCGCGCCACCGTCACCGTCTCCGCGGTTGGGGCCGACCGCCGTACCCTGACCGTGGGCGCGGGAGGTGGGGCGGGCAGCGTCGGGGCGGTGGGTGACCGCGGCGGAGTGGCCTGGCTCGACCTCGGCCAGGGCTGGGCTGGCCCGGTCAAAGTCCAGCGGTTCACGAGCGACACCACGGCCGTGCTCGCCGATGCCCTCCCCAGCGCAGCCGTCATCGGCGCGGTCGCCCGCCTGACCTGGCAGACCTGGCAGGCGACCATCCTGGCGGCCTGGGTGGCTGCGGCCGAGCGGGCTATCCCGTGGGTGGTCACCTATGACGAGCCGTCTGGCGCTGCCGGGCTCGTGCGGCGCCACCTGCGCGGGCTGGCCCATGCGGTGCGCCAGCCCTTCGACACCGGCCTGACCGACGACCTCCTCCTGTCCTGGCTGCCGGGCATGGGGTCGAGCGTCCCGCGGCGGCAGTCCTCCTGGCAGCCTCAGATCCGCCTTGCCGAGACGCTCCTGGTGCGCCGCCTGCGGGGCGACCTCCACTCGCTCGGGTGCGTGGAGGGCGAGGACGCCGTCATGGGGCTGGCCTTCCAGGAGGTCCACGCCATGCTCGCCGCCTCCATCGTCCTCGGCGGGCACGTCGCCGTAGGGGCAGGACTGGCCGAGCCCCGCGACGACTTCCGGGCTCGTGCCTGGGCGCTCTACGAGGAGGTGATGCGCTCGGTACCGTGGATCGACTGCGACGGCGATGGGGTGCCCGACGCGGGCGAGGTGGACGTGGCGTCCCAGGTGCCGTCGATGGTCATCGGGCTGTTCTCGGGCGACGCGGACTTCCAGGCGCCCAGCAACGCCGTCACCGAGGAGTGGGAGGTGCGGCGGGTCGGGGACGAGCGGTGAGATTTTCTTCGGAGAAATTCACGATGCCCGAGCGGAGGGCCCGCAGGTGGGGGTGACAGTCAGGATTAGCGGGCCAGGGCTGCTCACGCGCGTGTGGGACCGTGCGTCGAGCCTCCAGCTCGGGGCCGCCCTCGTGGCTAAGATCACCCGTCGAGCCTTCGACCAGGGCCTCTCGACCGCAGACCAGCCGCATGCGCCGTACTCCACGCGCTACCTCGCCAAGCGGGTGGCGTCAGGGAGGAGTGGCCGGGTCGACCTGACCTGGACCGGCGCGATGCGGCGCTCGCTGCGGCTCAAGCGGCCCACGGCCACCGGGTTCCTGATCGGCCTGACCGGAGACCCCGCCACCTACGGGTCGTTCGTGGACGATCTGCGGCCGTGGCTCGGCCTGTCCCCTGCTGACGCCGCCTACGCCCAGACCGTGGTCGCGCGCATCCTGACGGCGCTCGTGGCGAAGGGCGCCGGCGCCAAGTCCACCAGCACCACGGCCGGTCGCCAGCGCGACAGTCGAGGCCGGTTCGTGAAGGTCGCGAAGTGACAGCCGCCATCCGCGACACGATCACTTCCCAGCTTCGCGCGCTGGTGCCTGAGGTAGACCCGACCGTGACTTTCGTCTCGCTCGCAGACGCGACTGGAGGGGTGCCGCGCCTCGAGTCCCTGGCCCAGCTCGGGAGCGGCCACCTGCGGGCGTTCGACATCGTGACGGATGCTGGCGCCCGCGAGGACCTGATCCTCGCCATCGCCAGCCCGCTCTGGTCGGAGGAGTGGGCCGTGCGGGTCCTGTACCCGCTCTGCGTCGGTGACGAGGAACTGCTGCGGAGGATGGCCGCGCAGGACGCGCGCACGATGACGGCGTGGCTCCGCAATCCGACCAATTGGGCCGGCACCGACATCGACAACCTGTACTTCCAGGCGGGCCGCCCGTGGGCGGTGGACGTCCTGGTCAGCGACGAGGGCCAGCCACTCGCGCTCGTCGGCGTGCTACCGTTCACCGTCGAGTACTTCTAGGGCCAGGAGCGGAGGCAGGAACATGGCAGCGGGACAGGCAATCGGCGAGGTCGCCGTCGCTCAGGAGCCGGGCGGGAACTTCGGTTCCCTGGACGCCAGCGGGATCCCCGACTCCTCGCTGAACACCTACCGCGCCATGGAGGTGCGCCGCGGGTCGCTGACCATCGGGTCCACCCCGCGCCTGCCGCTCGACTCCCAGCGCGCCGGGCCCTACATGCGCCCCGACGAGCCCGACACGATCTGGTCGGCCGGCGCCCCGCTGCCGCGTCGTACCGGGTCCATCACCATCACCGTTCCCATGCGGGGGCTGGTGACGGCCGGGCAGTACACGCAGTACAACGTCGGCGGGACGCCCCACCCGGTCGGCCTGCTGAACAACAGCGGCTTCGCGGGCTACACCCCGAACGACGACGTGGACCCCGTGGCGGGCGCGGTCGGCGCCAACGAGTTCACGCCCACCGTGGTGGGGGACTACACGCTCGGCCAGATCATCGGCGTCGAGGTGGCTGGCGCGCGGCGCTTCTCGTGCGTGACCGAGATCACCGCCAACATCATCCACTCCCCGGCGCTCGCGCTCGCGGCCGGCAACGTCTACCCGTGCCACACCTGGGCCCCGGCCATCTCCGGGCTCGGCACCGGGCTCGGCCGGTCCATCTCGATGCGGTTCCGCAGGCTTCACCCGGTGCTGGGGGCGCGCCAGACGTTCGCCTACGGGGGCCGGGTGCGGAAGGTCACCTTCCGGCCGGACGGCGAGCGCCGCCACCTGATGGCCGACTACGAGATCGACTTCGCCAACGTCCGCGACGAGGGCGCGACCGTGCCCGGCGAGCCGATCATCGACGAGGGGGCTTCCGTCGCCAACGCGCTCGGCTCTGAGGTCTGCGTCAGCGGGCCCATCACCCTGCCCTACACCGGCGGCGTCGGGCTCCAGCTCAGCCGCACCACCCTCGAGGCGGCGGCCGACTGGACCTTCGAGATCGAGAACACCCTGGCCGGCGTGGAAACCCACGGGGCCGGGCCGCTCGCGGTCAGCGAGTGGGAGGTGGTCCAGTCCATCGCCCGCGCCACCCTGCGCGTGACGCCCGTGGCGCTGCTCGACACGATGCTGACCACCCGCGAGCGCCGCCAGCTCCTCATCGGGTGCGGCCCCGGGCGGGCCGGCTCGGGCTGGTGCGGCGTCATCCAGGCCGCCCACCTCACCGAGGACAGCCTGCTGGACGACACCGGCGACCGCATCACCCAGACGGCGACCTTCACGGGCGACTATTGGGACGGCGACGACAGCCGGGTGGACCCCGCCGGCGCCCCCTGGAAGTTCGGGATGCCGGTGGTCTGACATGGGCCTCCCCTTCCGAGTCCGGTCCGAGGTCGAGCCCGTCGCGCTGCCGCTGGCGTGCGACCCGAGCGTCGCCGCCGCCAACGCCCACCAGGAGGAGCTCCTGGACAAGCTCCGGGAGGGCGAGCTGGACGACGACCTGGTGGTGCCGGCCGACGCCACGCTGGTCACCGTCCGCAGCCTGGACCGCCGCACCATCGACAGGGTGGAGCGCGAGGCCGGGCGCATCAGCCACCTCGGCCAGCGCGTGGCCCACCGCCTCGGCGAGGCGACGGCGCAGGCGAGGGCCGCCGCAGACGAGGCAGGCGCCGACGACGAGGCCGCCAACGAGGCGGCAGACCTGGCCGCTGCACGCGCGCTCGACGCCCTGACCGACGAGGAGCACGACGCCTGGCAGCGACAGCTCGCCTGGACCATCCGGCGCCAGGTGCTCCTCGTCCGCTACGGGGTAGTGCGGATGACGGGCGGCGACCTGGACGGCTACCAGCCCGACGCCCAGGGGCGCTACCCCGCCGAGGTGGTGGACGCCGTCGCCGACACCCTGCCGGCCGCCATCGGGGAGATCGCCGGGCACATCACCCGGCTGTCGCTCCTGAGTGCCGCGGGAAAAGCGCGCTCCGGTGGGCCTGCTGGGAGGGATACGAGTACGCCTCCCGGTGGTCCTGCGACCAGTGCGACGCCATCCCAGGGCTGCGAGCCCGACGAGGCAACTGCGGCGGCCCCTTCCGACGGGTCGACGGCCGACACGCATCAGGAGTGACCGTGGACGGCGAAGGGCGCGCGCGGGTGGACGGGATGGACATCACCGGGGGCGACCCCCGGTGGGCCGGCACCGTGTTCCGCGCCTGCCCCGTCGCTGCCGCCGCCGCCCCCTGGGTCGGTGAGGTCTGGCAGCGGGCCACCCTCGCGGTGGGGCCAGAGGGCGGGGGACTTGGCCCCGCCGAGCTGGACGACCTCACGCCCGCCATGGGCGACGCCATCTACACCGTGCTCGTGGAGCGCGCGGCCCTGCGTGCGCAGCAGATGAGCGACCAGGCCGCCGATATGCAGCGCGGGGCGGGAGGGTAGCTCGTGCCCGTCGTCACCCGCGCCGACATCGACGTCCGGGTCACCGGGGCCCAGCAGGCCGAGGCGAGCCTGGGCAAGGTCGGCGGCGGCCTTGTCGCGCTGAACCAGGGCGCCGAGCTGGCGAAGAAGGGGATCGACGCGCTCGGCAAGGCGTTCCAGTTCGTCTCCGAGGGCGCCCGCATCAACGACGTCGCCCGCGCCTTCGAGCGGATGGGCGGGACTGCTGCGTCCTTGGAGCGCATGTCGGCGGCCCTGGGGGGCGCCGTCAGCGACGCCCAGGTGCGGCGCTTCCACAACATGGCCGTCACCCTGGGGATCGGGTCGAAGGGCTTCGAGCGACTCATCCCCGCCGCCAGGAGCGCGGCACAGTCCCTCGGCCTCGACATGACCTACGCCCTGGAGTCGGTCGTGACCGGCGTGGCGCGCGGGTCGAAACAGTGGCTCGACAACCTCGGCATCATCGTTGACGTCGAGGCGCTCAACAAGCGGCTGGCGAAGACGCTCGGAGTGACCGTCGACCAGCTCACCGCGCAGCAGAAGACCCAGGCACTCGTCAACGAGGTGGCGGGGCGCGCCGGGCCGATCCTGGAGTCCCAGGGCGACGCCGTCGGCAAGGTCGCCGCCGCCTGGGCTAACTTCAAGGACGGGCTGAAGTCGTTCCTGGCCGAGAACCTGGTGGGGCGGTTCTCGGCGTTCAGCATCGCGCAGACCGAGCAGCTCCGCGCCAACGCCGGCGCCGTCAACATGCTGAACGACGCGCTGCGAGCGATGAGGTTCAGCCTCGACCGCATCAGCGACACCACCGACCGCTCGCCCTTCGCCGCGCTGGGCGAGGTGTTCGGCGAAGCCGGCGCGACAGTCGCGGGCGGGGCCGACGCCATCGACACCGCCTTCCGCAAGCGGGTCGCGCGCCAGCGGGCCCTGGACATCCAGGCCGAGGAGAAAGCCCGGCTGGAGGCCGCCAAGCGGGCCCAGGCGGCCTGGGCGAAGCTCAACGAGGAGCGGGTCACGGCCCAGCAGGCGATCTGGGACAGCATCGACACCGACGACCGGCAGCGCACCACGGAGCGCCTCGCCGACCAGATGGCCGCCGACGAGGCTCGCATCGTCGCGGCGAACAAGGCGTGGCAGGACGCGACCGACGCGCAGTGGTCGGCGTGGGAGTCCCGTGCGAAGGCGGCCTTCCAGCAGGTGCGGCTTGCTGGTGGGGGAGTCAACCGCGACGTGGAGCGCGGCAAGGCGGAGGGCGCCGCCATGTTCGCCGGCGCAGACCTTAGCGCGCTGGGTATCGACTCCGACACCCCAGGAGGGGTGGGGCAGCTCTCGGGCTACGTGGACGCCCTGGTGGAGGCGACCGACGCCACCTCCATCTTCACCCGCTCGGCAGGGTCGATGTTTCGCGGTATGTCCGACGCAATCGGCGAGTCGCTAGCAGCAGCCATCATCAACGGCGAGTCGTTCTCACGCACGTGGAGACGCGCTGCGGCGTCGGTCCTGGAGTCCATCAGCATCCAGGCATTCAGCCAGGCCGCCTACCTCGCCGCCATCGCCCCGGTCGCCGGCGTCCTGCTGCCCGGCATCGGTGCGGCCGTCGCGCTCAAGGGCGCGGCGGCCCTCGCCATCGTCGGGACGGGCGCCGCCATCGCGGCCAGGGGCCTGGGTGGCACGGCGCGGGAGTCCACCTCGCGCGCCGCAGCCGGCACCGGCGGGGTGGGTGGGTTCGGGGCCCGGCCCGACGTTGCGCGCCGGGAGGGCGGGCCCACCACCATCGTCGTGCGGTTCGGTATCAGCCGCTCCGCGGTCCACCAGGCCGTGGTCGAGGAGTCCGGCTCCACCGGGCGCGGCGGCGTCCGCGTCGTGGTCGAGAGGGCCGCATGATGCCGAAGACGACCTACGACCTCACCCTCCGCGCGGTGCCGCTGGTGTGGACCACTCGCTGGTTCGTGGCTGGGGTGATCGTCTCCTGGGTGCGCGGGCGGGTGCGTCGGTACGGCGTCACCGTCACCCTGGTGTGGCGCCATGCCTGGTAACGAGCCCTTCCCGAAGCTGGCCCTGGGCTGCGGCGTGGACACCTCGATGTTCACCGGCGACCTGTTCTCGATCGGCGCCGTCAACATCAGCCTCGTCTCCACGAACACCCCGGCCCGCGTCTTCGCTGACCTGGTGGAGCTGTTGAACGGGCGCGGGGTGGAGACCCCGCGCCACGGCGGCTCCTCCTCGGGCGCCTCCACCGGGCAGCTCGCCGCGCTCAAGACGGGGACGCGCACCTGGTACGTCGGGATCAACTCCGACGACCGCTTCTGGCTCTCCAACGTAGGGGCGCCGGCCGACCCGTTCACGGTCGGCGCCGGCGCCGGCAACGCCGTGTGGGGCATCGACCTTGCCGGGCAGGCCTCGGCCCTGGTGGGCGGCCAGCAGATCCTCGTCGCCGACAACGAGTGGCGCCGGGGCACCATCGGGCTCGACAACCTGGACTGCCGCATCACCATCACCCCCGGCGCATCGGCGGCGTTCACCTGGCCCAGCCCGCTCTATGGGCTGGTCATGCAGGGGGTGCCGGGCTTCCTGCGCGAGCACAACGAGGGCGACGCCGACGCGACGGCCGTGGACGACAACCTGGAGGCCCGGTGCTTCACGCTCGACCCCACCACTTACATGCGGTGGGGGATCGACCAGTTCGGCCACGTCTACGCCCAGGTGCCTTCAGGCGCCGCGCTCCCGGTCTGGATCGACACCGCATTCCGTGACTGGCTGGGCTACGACGGGACCGAGGTTGGGGCCGCCATGGTGGGCGGGACCACCGACGTGCTCCGCGCCCGCAACCCGGCCCGCGGGTTCATCGTGCTGGAGCGTGGTGCCAAGCGCATCGTGCGCTCCAGGCTGGAGACCACTGCGACCGCCAGACTGAGCACCGGGCAGCCCATCGGGAACACGCACAGCAAGCATGGCACCGCGCAGATCACGTTCTGGGTGGGAGGGCCCTCGAGCACCGGCGGGTGGCCCTATGTGACTCCGACCACGGGTGTCTCCAACGACCTGAGCGAGCACTGGCTGGACTGGCTGGGCCTGTGCCCGCTCACGTCGCCGATGACGGCTTATCAGCAGTGGGGGGACACCAGGCGCACGGCGCCCCAGCTCCGCACCACGAGCTACGGGAAGCTCGCCACCTGCGAGTGGAACGGGCGGCGCGGGCGCCTGCGTGGCTGGCGCTCGGCCGACGACAGCAGCTCCCAGGGCTGGGATGCTGACGGGGACCTCCTCACGCGGGGCGAGGTCTCCATCCTGATGGACCTCGCGAGCGGGTCGTGACGACGGCCTCCACGAGCCAGCAGGCGGCAGGGCTGGGCCTGACGGCCCCTCACTGCGAGCCCCGCCCGAGCCGCCTGCTGGCCCCTGGGGGCCGTTGAATGCCGATCACCGTCCCAGCCGCCTACCCGAACCCCGACCCTGCCGAGTTCGTCGCGCGGTCGCCCATCGTCGGCAACGACACCGGCATCCCTGCACGCACCTTGCGGAACCTCGGCCGCGCACAGAACTACGAGCACGCCTGGGGCGGGACCTCCCCGACGGTGCTCCAGGAGTGGCAGGACAGCCGCTTCTCGGACATCAACGTCCGCAGCGGCGGCGCGGCGCCTGAAGGGACGTTCCGCTGCCGCTGGCTGGCGCCCATCCCGCAGTGGGGCAGCACGCGGATCCAGATGAGGGTCGGGGTGCGCGCCACCTCCAACGCGGGGAGCGGCTCCCTGGTGGAGTTCGAGTCGCTCGGCACCGGGAACGTGGTGCAGATCGCGATTCCGAACGGGACCGTAGGGCAGTGGATCTGGTCGGACGGCGCCGCCATCCCGCACCTCCAGATCACCCGCGCCTGGGCGCCCGTGCTGCCAGGAGACACGAACTTCGACGTCGTGCGGATGTACACCTCGGGCGACGCGGCGAACGCGCACGTCGTCCACGCCGTGATGGTCCAGCACCTCGTCATCCCGACCGTAGCGCCCAACTGGCCCGACGACTCCGAGTTCAACGACGACGCGGTCCTGAGTGCGCGCGTCGGCCGCAACCTGATGCGCAACGCCTACCGGCTGTCGAACACCGACCGCCAGGAGTGGCCGTGGCCCGGCGGGTTCGGGTCCACCGCGATCCGGCTCCAGTACCCTCGGATGATCTGGAACTGGTCGAGCGTGCAGGACCTCCCCGCGGCGGCTGACCTCGCCACGTTCGGGCCCCGCATCAGGCGCGCCCCGCGCATCATCAACCCCGGCGGCCCCGGCCCGCTGCGGTTCGTGGAGGCCCACTGCTACCTCGGAGACCCGGCGAACGTGAGCCCGGCCACCTTCCAACTCGTCATGGGCGGGGTCGGTGAGGAGCAGTTCTGGGACCCCTCCGACCGGCCCCCCGGCGCCCAGGTGCTCAGGTTCGACCGGAGCGCGGTCGCCGGCCGGGGCTGGAACGACGTGGGCACGCTGGCGCCCAGGGTGTGCACGATGCGCGACGAGTCCGACATCCAGGGCCCGCCCGGCGACCCGTTCCGCGTGGCGATGGTCGAGGCCCAGGCAGGCGCCGCCGCTGCCACCGGCAGCGACTTCGTGGAGTCGTTCGCAGTCTTCGGAGCCTGAGCCGTGCCTGTCCCCGTCCCAACGAACATGCCCGGCCTCGACGCGGTGGAGCAACCGGCGGCGCTCGCGTGGCCCTACACCACGCACATCGCCCGCCCTACCGCCGGCCGGCAGCTCGCCGGCCTCGCCGAGCACGCCAACTGGTGCGAGGGCTGGCTGTTCCGTCACCAGGCCACCGCCCAGACCGACCACGACTCGTTCTACTACGGCGGCCCGGCGGCGGCGCGCACGCACTCCCTGCTCTGGTTCCCGCGCGTCGGCGCCGACTACGTGTGGATCGCCTTCACGTACAGGACGAAGGAACCCGTCACCGGGCCCGGCGCCCCGTCGGTCGTGTTCTCGCTCTACAACCCCAGCGGGGCGGTCGTGGTGGACGCCGGCGCCACCTGGTCCCTGGCTCAGGGCGACCTGACGCCTGAGGGTGACGAGGAGCTCGGGGGGGCGCGCAAGCGGAGGGCGGGCAACCTGGCGCACAGCGGGTGGGCCACTGACCCGCAGATCAACCCGGCCGTCCTCTCGACGGCGCCCAGGATGCTGCGGCTGTCCACGTTCGGAGGCCTCGACGTGGAGCTGCAAGGCGTGGCCACCCTGGTCGACCTCTACACGATTTCCATCTGGGAGGCCTGGACCCCCGAGCTGCCATGACGGTCGCCACCCTACTCGCGAGCCGCCAGACCACCAGCGCGTGGTACGTGCTCGAGGTCTACGGCTTGCCGCAGCGGTTCCACGCCGACACGGCCGCCCCGACCGCCGCGCCGCCGTTCGTGGACTGGCCGGGGCTCCTCGCCGTCGGGCCCACCAGCGAGCGCAGCGACCCGCTCGGAGGCATCGCTGCCGAGGAGCCCGTCACCGTCACCATCGCCGCCACGGCAGCAGCGCGCTCGGCCCTGCTCCGAATCGGCCCACGGGGGTCGCCCTACCAGGCGCGGCTCCGCACCACGCTCCCCGTGCAGGTGGGCGCCCCCGACCCCATCACCACCGACCGCGACCTGGTTGCTGCCGGGTGGCCGGCTGCCGGGACCGTCTGGGTAGGGACCGAGGCGATCGACTACGCCGCGATCGGCGGCGTCGGCAACGTCGAGTTCCAGGGCATCACCCGCGGCACCTACGGCTCGCGGATCGCCCGCCACGCCTACGTCGCCGGGGAGTGGGAGGCCGACATCACCGGCCACTGCGTGAACCTGGACGGCCTGTTTGCCCGCGTCCGAGCGTGCCACCTACTCCCCGACGGAACCCTGGACGAGTCGGGGCTGGTCGACGTGGTTCACGGTCAGCTCCAGGGGCCGCCGCAGAAGTCGGCCGACGGGCTCACGATCTCGCTCGTGGTCCTCCCGCTCACCCACTCCATCCGGGGCAAGGTCGGCGGCGATGCGCTGGTCCAGCACCTCGTCCCCGGCTACCACATGTTCGAGGAGAGCGCGCACACCCGCATCCCGGTCACGCTGGGGTGGCGGGAAGGCGAGGGCTACCGCGGCATCATCTCGGCGGCGGCCGCGCCTGGGGCGGTCGCCGTCTACGCCTCCGGGGCTGGTCCGCTCGGTGCGGCAGGTGGCGAGGACTCGCACGCCGACGTCTTCGACATCACCTTGCCAGCCGACCCCGTCACCGGGCTCCCACACCCCCGCTCGGGGCAGATCAGGCTCCCCAACGGGAACCAGACCCAGGTCCCGGCCGCGTACCTCGCAATCCCGCCTGGGCCCGCCTTCACGGTTCTTCCGCTTGGGTTCGCCATCGGGATCGCCGTCGCCGACGACGTGCGGAATACCTCGCAGGCCGAGACCCACACCTTCGACGTGCTGGCGTCGTTCGGGGTAGCCCAGCAGGTGGTCCGCTGGCCGCGCGACGTCCTCGTGGACTTCGCGACCTGGGGGAACATCGCCACGAACAAGGGCGCTGCAGGGCGCTGGGCGCGCCTCAGCCTCCACGAGCGGGTCCAGCGGTTCGCCGGCGGCCCTGCCCTTCAGGTGCGGCCGAACAGCAATAAGCACCCCGGCAGGCTGTCGGTCATCCTGCACGCCAACCGCCTACAGCACCTCTGGTACGGGATCGATTGGGCCCCGCCTGGCACCACCGGGCTCGGGTGGATCTTCTACCCTCGCGGCGCCGGGCGGGTGGAGGGGCAGGACAACGCCCAGGGCTTCCACCGCGGTCCCGACAACGACCCCGACTGGATGATGGTCACCAAGCGCCCCGGCGACGGGGACCAGGCGCACGACATCATCCCGCTGCGGCGCATCGCCTCGGCGTTCTGGGCCACGGGCGAGCGATACGTCCTGGTGGACGGCAACTTCGGGGGACGCACCCCGCCCTTCGACGTGCGCGTCACGTTCGCAGCCGACGCGCCCTTCTCCTACAGCGTCGGGGCCGGCAAGCCGGTCACGACCTGGCACCGCGTCATCGCGGTGGCGGCGCGCAACGACCCGTGGACCGGGAACCCGGTGGGCTACTCGCTGGAGCTGGACGTAGACGGCCCAGCCAACCGCTTCGAGGCTCGGCCCTACGGGGACTGGCCCGGCTACGACCGCGCCGAGCTGCAACTGTCAATCCGGTTCAGCTACGCCAGGATCTCCGAGGTCCTCCTGAAACTGCTCCTGTCCGGCGAGGGCAACACCTTCAACAGCGTCTGGGACGTCCTCCCGTTCGGCCTCGACCTCGACACCAGCCACGTGGACGTGGACTCGTTCCGTGCCTTTGCGTTGCCCTCATACGCGAACGAAGTGGACCTGGACTTCAGGGACAACGTCGACCTCCGCAAGCTGGTCGAGGGCCTGCTGAAGGCATCGGGGGCGCAGATCGTGACGCGGCTCAACCGCGCCACCGGCCAGCGTAAGCTGACCCTGGTCCGCACGGGGCTCGCCACCTCCCTGGAGTCCCTGGAGTCGTTCTCCGACGCCGACGCGCGCGACCGGCACTTCCACGCTGCCGTGGACGGCCAGGTCATCAACGGCGCCGACGTCGCCGTGAACTGGGACCCAGACGACGAGCGGTTCGGGCTGGACCTCGAGCTGCGCGACGAGCCCTCGTATCAGGCCCTCGGGCGTAGGTGGGAGATCCTCAGCCTCAAGATGCGCGGGATCGTGCTGGATGCCACCGACCCGACCCGCGCAGCAGGCCGCTTCGGGCCGTGGTTCCGTGAGGTGCTCGCGCAGTACGGCAGCCCGACGCGGGTGGCGACCCTGCCGGTGGACGCCTCCCGCGCGCTGCTCCTGAGCGTCGGCGACGTGGTCTCCGTGACTAGCTCGCACATCGAGGACGAGCGCGGGGACTACATCACAGGCGGCGCGGTGATGCGGATCACCTCCCGCGAGATCGACATCGGCGCGAAGACGGGGCAACTGGCGGGGCGCCTGCACTTCAACAACGGGACGGGGTGGGCCCCGGCCTGCGTGCACAGCGGCGCGGCGCCGAGCGCCACCGAGCTGGACACCCTCGCCACCATCTACGGCGACGCCATCCACCCGATCACCGGGGCGACGATGCGCGACAGCGAGTATCTCCGCGAGATCCTCTTGGCGACCGGGGGCACGCTGGCGGTCTACTACATCCCCGAGGGCGGCCTGGGGTACGCTGGGCGCACCGGCCACACGATCACCTCCATCCAGGGCCTGGCCGACCCGAACCCCGGCCGCATCACGTTCGCCGCGCCGCACGGCATCGTGGGCACCCTGGGCCACATCGAACCGCAGCTCTACGACACCCAGCCCGCGCCGATGCGGCTCTATGCGTTCCAGGCCGACGCCGCCGACACGCTCGGGGCCGCGGCAGACCCGGCGCGGGAGTGGGTGTAGACCCGGCGAGCGCGCCCCGGTAGGCTGGGGACGATTCGCCAGCCTGGAGCGGGATGATGAGCAACGGTCGGCCCCACATCGTCGCAACCCACTACGGGCGCCTCGACCACGCCGGCACCGGCGCCTGGGTGCCGCTCACCTCGGCCTCGTTCATGAACGAGACGGTGGATACCGGCACGGTCCTCCCTGCTGGGTTGCGGCCCCTGTTCTACCTGGTCCGCAACCTCGGGCCGGGCGACGCTTACCTCCAGTTCACCGGGGCGAGCGCGGCAGCGACCACGAACCGCTGCCGCGTGGGGCCGGGCGAGGAAATGCGGCGCGAGGTAAACGGCGTCCCGTCGCTGGGTGTGGCGATCCAGGCTCCAGTGGGCACGGACGTCGAGCTCTACGCCGAGTACATCGGGCCCAACGCATGAGCACCTCGTTCAGCACGATGTCGCGCACCATCAGCGGAGGGGTGGTCACCAACGACGCGGTGCCCGATACCATCGACTGGGGTGCAGGGAGCCGCACGGTCGCCACTCAGTCGGTGGAGCTGGTCGAGGCCCGAGTGGTCTGCCGCGACGCCGCTGCCGTGGAGCGGGCCGTGTTCCTGCTGGAGGTGGAGGTGTACCGCGAGGGCGGCGCCGCCGCGCTCGGCCCCGCAGGCGTCTCCACGCTGTTCCTCGACCGCACCGACGTCGGCATCGCAGCGACCATCGTCCTGACCGGCAACGACCTGGACGTGCAGGTGACGGGCCTCGCAGGCGTAACGCTGACCTGGGCGGCCACCCTGAGCCGGCGCGCTGACGGCGGCGGCTCCACCACGGTGCTCGGGGTGGACTACCAGCCGACCCGGTTCCCAGGTCTGCGGGAGGATAGCGACGTCGTCACGGCGACCCCGTGGACGGAGTTGTCTGCGGCCCTGGCAGGGCCGCCGGCTGGGGTGACTGCGAGCGGGGTAACCGCGACAGGCACCACCCGCGAGCGCCGCCTATGGCTCCCCGCCCAGCTCGGCGGCGGCGCCCCGGTGACCTACGGTCTCGTGCAGGCCGTGCCCGCAGGGGCGTTCCGCATGGCGATCCGCATCGGGGTGCGCTGGCCCTACGGCGGCAACGGCACCCTGAACGCGCCGCAGGGCCAGCACATCGCCGGCCTGATGTACTGCCAGACGAACGGCGACGAGGCTCGAGGCTGCGTCCTGGAGCTGGTCGGGTCGCTGACCACGGCAGCGTCCCAGGTCCGCGGCCGCACCATCACGGGGTCGGGCGCCGCCAACAACGCGATCAACGGGGCCTGGACCCTGAACCCGGCTGCCAACAACCTGACGGGCGGCCAGGTCATGACGATGGGGTCCACGCTCTACCTGGAGCGGGACGGCGCCGACCTGTTCTCGGGGTGGGTCGGGACCGCCGACGGGCCTCCGTGCAGCCTGGACCAGGGCTTCGCCGCTGCGGCAGGTGCAGGGTGGGTGGGCCTGGTGGTGCAGTCGCCCCCGGCGGCCAGCCGGATGGGCGAGGTCTACCTGCAGTCGCAGCTTCTCGACATCAGCGCGGGCTATCCCTGGGAGGTGACGCTGTGAGCGCACCTGACGTGATCCTCCGCATGGTCCGACTCGCCGCCCTGGAGGCAGAGGACCGCCGCATTCAGCGCGACCCCATCGCGGCGGCCCTCGCTGCCCTCAACGCCGAGCGTGCCGTGGATGGGGTCGGCCCCATCACGGAGCCCGAGCTGGAGGCCCTCGCGGTGGACTCGCTCGCGGTGGAGCGCGCCAGCAAGGTCGATGCGCTGGCGAGGGCCGAGGCGGCAGAGGCCGCCGAGCGTGACTCCAAGCGCCAGACCGGCGACCACTCAGCAGCAGACGCGGCAGAGGCGCGGCGCGCGGCGGCAGAGGCGCGGCGCCTGGCGCTCGGGGCGTAGCCGTGGCTGTCCTCACCCGCCTGGCGGCAGGGGACAGCCACATCGTGGTCGTGGACGCCGATCCCAACGACGCGCCAGCGGTCCACGAACCGATCTCGTCCATCGCGCTGCTGTTCGGGTCCTACGGCGGGATCTGGCTCTCGATGGGGGGCGGCGTCTGGGAGCCGATCGGAGGGGGCATGAGCAACCCAGAATGGGCGGCAGCGTTCCTTGGCGCCGTGATGGGGCGCTCGGCGACCCACGTCTATGTGATGGGCCGCCGCATCTCGGGGTGGAGCAGCACGTCAGCCTACGGGGACATCGCCGAGTACCTGGACGTATCGCAGGCCGACGTGAACGTGCCCACCATCGGCACGCCGTACTACCTCTACTCGTCCAGCGCGCAGGACGGACCAGCCGGCACCGGGGCACGGAAAGTCCGCGTGGTCTCCATCGACGGAGGTGCGCTTCAGTCGAACGAGTACGCGATGAACGGGACGACCAAGGTCGCCATCGGGAGCGCACACGCCTACTTCCAGTGGATGGAGGTCTCCGAGCTAGGGACAGCGTTCGGGACCGCGGCCGGGGACATCTCGATCACCAGCGACGGGACCGCCGCGCCGCCGACCGTCGCCAATACTTACGAGTACATCAAGGCAGGCGGCAACCGCTCGATGTCGTGCCGCTTCAAGGTGCCCGTCGGGCACACGTTCTACCTGCTCGATTGGGGGTGCCACGCGCTCAACGCCGACATGGACGTCCGTCTGCGCGCGGACGTGTTTGCCTACGACCGCAGCTTGTCGCCCGGCATCTTCCACTTCCAGGACAACGCCTACTTGGCGAACGACACGGGCAACCCAGAGATGGGGAGCCACTACCTGAAATTCCCGGCAGGCGCCGTCATCAAGGCTTCGGCCATCCCAGGGCTGGCCCCGGCGGGGAACCGCGCCGACGCATCCATCCACGGCATCCTCGTCGCCGACTAGGGAGACACGCACGCATGGCCCTTCTCACTCATCTGGTCTGCGGCTCGCAGTGGATCTGCACCGTCGACGCCGCCCCGGTGTTCGCCGCCCCGGTCGGCTCCATCGCGATGCTGAACACCGCGCCGGGGACGTTGTGGAGGGCGACCGACGCCGCCGGCGCCTGGGTCCTGGCAGGGATCCACAACACGCAGAAGAACTGGACCACGGCCACGCTCCTGGGCGACGGCAGCTCCCCGGCCGACGGCGACTACACCATCGACCTCGCCAGCGGTGACCACGCCGTCATCATCCAGGCGTTCGCTCGGCGCGCGAGCGGGACCGGCGCCAACCCGTCGGTCGCCATCGGGGTCTATCCCGACGCGGCGCGAGCAGGGACCCCGGTGTGGGTCATGGGGTCGGCGTTCGCCGGGGAGCCGCTCGGCGTCGGAGGCCCGCCCGGCGCCTGGTCCGCTGGGTGCTACGCCTCGTTCGGCGGTAGCAACTCGGGGGCGCCGGTTCCCACCTGGGACTCGGACGGCACGGGGAAGATCCACGTCCGAGTCCTCAACACGAGCTTCGGGTTGACCCCCGGCGACGACCTCACGGCCGACGTGCGGCTCCTCTACTACGAGAGCCCGGTGGACCTGACGTGACCCAGGCCAGGCAGACATGGCTCGTTCCTGCAGACCACCGCGTCCCGTCGCCGTTCTCGTACGGCGACCTGGACCCTCGCACCCGACCCGTCGAGCTGGTCGTGGTCCACTGGACTGCGACGCCGCACAGCGGCGCGCACCAGCACGGCGACGACCCGGCTCGCATCCGCAGGTGGCTGGGCGGGTCGTCGCGGGAGTCCTCAACCCACTTCGCCGTGACCAGGGCCGGCGAGGTCATCCAGGGGGCGCCCCTGGAGTGGAGGACGTGGCACGCCGGCGGCAGCAGGACTGCTGACGGGAGGGGCGACGTCAACATGCGCTCCATCGGCATCGACCTCGAGAACGTCGGCAACCTGAGCCGCGGCACCGGTCGCTGGGTAGACGCCTACGGCGGGACGTACGCAGGCCCAGCACCGCACGAGAGCCCTGTTGCCCTGCGTGACCGTGGTGGGGTGTGGGAGCGGTCCACGCCCGACCACCAGCGCGTCGAAGGGTGGGAGCCGTATCGGGTGGCCCAGGTGGCCGCCTTCCTGGCCGTTGCCAGGCGCCTCGCGCACGAGCTGCCGGCCCTCGGAGACGTGGCGAGGTGGCTCGGCCACTGCGAGGTCCGCGCGACCAAGCTCGACCCTGGGCCCCACTTCCCGTGGAAAACGCTGGGGCTGGTCCTCGCCGGCAGGTGCGAGCCCGGCGCCGTCGGCGACTGGCACCCGACTGACAGGCTCCTCCTCGTGGACGGGTAGTCCGCGCCCAGGTACGCTCAGGGCGAGAACGACCCTGGAGCACTTGCCCATGCCAGCCCGCACTCCTAAGCCCGACGAGCCCCAGGACGGGCTGGAGCGAAAGGCAGGACTCCTGGCGAAGCTGCTGGAGGTCGTGTTCGGGAAGGGCGCCCTGAACTGGCCGCGCGCCGCAGTCCTGATCGTGGCGCTCCTGGCTGGAGCCTACCTCGCAGGCGTGCGCCTGGCGCCCGAGGCGTTCGGGGCAAGCGGGCCCCTCGGGGCGCGCGTCACGGCGCTGGAGCTCGTGGCCCACCCTCCCCCAGCAGACCTCGGGAGGCTCGTGGCGGCTACCGCCCAGCTCGCGAGGTCCATCAACCGCCTGGAGTGCGTGACGACCGGCGGCACCCGCTCGGACTGCTGGCGCTCGTTTCCCCCGCTCGAGGGCGCCCCGCCATGATGACCGGGAGGGCGGCCCTGGTGACGTGTGCGGCCGTGATGGCTGCGTGCGGGTGCCCCAGGGCTGCCGAACCATCCCGGCCGGCTCAAGCCGTCCAGGCCCTATCTGCCGAGGTGTCGCGAGCCCAGGCCGTGCTCGACGTGCTGGAGGCGCGGGCAGGCGAGAGGTTCGCCCCGCTTCAGGTGTCCCAGGCAGCCCATGCCGACCGCCCCTGGGACCTCGTCGGCGAGTACGGCATCGCCGAGATGCGGGTGGGCGCCTCCCCGCTGCCGCCGGCCGTGCGCGCCTGGACGCGCATGCGGTTCAGCCTCGCGAGCAACTGGCACCTCCCGGCCGACAGGACGCGCATCGTGGCGCACGTCTGCCGCGGCTCCAGTTGCCACGAGCGCACCTGGCCGTGGGTGTGCGAGCGAGACGCGTGCAGGGTGGATGCGCCGGCCGTGGAGCTGCTCGGGCCAGACGCTGGGCGCCACTACCTGACGGTAGTGGTGCGGGCGACGTGCGGTGAGGTGTCGCACGCCTGGTCGCTCGTCGCGGCAGCCGCGCCGTCGATGTAGCGCGCCCACCACTCCAGGCCGCGCGCGTACAGCCACGCGATGGCGCCTGGGTCATGCGGCACCGGATACCAGCGCAGCACGCTTAGGCGGCCCACCAGCCGGGCCACCACCTCACGCTCGCGGGCGTCCATGCTGGGCCACCACTTCGCGATGGCTGCCGGGTAGCTCGCGACCACCAGCGCGCCGCAGTAGCGCGGCTCGGCGTTCACGAGGTCCTCGTCCATCCCCGCGTACCAGAGCACCTGCGCGAGGTTGTGGCGCCGGCCGGGTAGCGACTCGGAGGTAGCGATGGTCCCGTCTGGAGGCAGGACGCGGACGCCCCGGAGGTTCGTCTTCACCTCCACGACCGCGCCGCGGACGAGCAGCGGGCCAGACACCACGCGGAAGTCGGGCGTCCCGCCGACGTGCGCGACGCTGGGGTGCAGCTCGAAGCCGGCCGGCCGGATGGTGTGGCCGGTCTCCAGGGACCACCTCGCGGCGATCCACTCCTCTGCTGCCGACCCGACCCCCAGCTCGCCGGGCTCCTCGTCAAGCTGGTGGCGCAGCCCGATCTTCTCGGCCAGCACCTGATCGGGCCCGCCCCACGACGCTGGGCACAGGCCCAGGATGCGGCCGATGTCGGTGCCCGTGACGCACTCGGCGCGGCGCCTGTCGAGACTCACGAGCGCCACCAGTCCTCGGCGGCCAGGCGTGCCCCGGCTGCCTGCCCTATGCGGCGCTGCTCGGAGCGCCGGTCCTCCTGGCCGTCTGGCATGAGGACTGGCGTCAGCGCGGGCGCCCCGAACAGCCCCAGGGCGAGGCCCTCCAGCTCGGCGTCCACGACGCCGAGCGCGCCGAGCGCGTGGCTCGCCCACCTGCCCCACTCACGCTGGGCGTCGGCGGCGAACGCGGCCAGCTCGTCGCAGACCGCTTGCGGGCCCTCCGCGGCGGCATCGACCAGCCTGGTGTGCAGGGAGGCGAACGTCAGGGGCCGCAGGTAGTCGCGCAGCGTGGGGCCCACCAGCTCGACCATGGAGTCGGTCAGGATGCCGAACATGATGCGGCCGGGCTTGGTGTTGGGGTTCACGTCTCGAACCTCCAGAGCAGACCGACCCAGCCGCCGCCGGGCGCGACGGCGAAGCCGAAGTGGTGGCCGAGGTGCCCGCCGGGCAGCACGCACGACGCGGATGCCACGAGGCAGTCCTCGGCGCACCTCGACGGCCCCTGGTAGACCACCCACGCATCCTCGCTGATCTCCCTAGTCTCGCCGGTCCTGACCAGTTCCAGCCTGTCCCCGACCCACGCGGCGCGGCGCGAGCCCCGGAGCAGGTTCACGCGCTCGCACATCGCCAACCCAGGCCGGCTGCCTGGGCCCGTGATGGCGTAGCGGAGGTGGTCGTCCTTCAAGACGAACGTGATGGGGACGGCCCGCTCCATCGGGACGCTCGCCAGGATCGTCATGGCACCACCGCCCGCTGCTGGTAGACGATGAGCACCCACACGTAGCAGCTCACGCCCAGGACGCTGAGGCGGCGCCGCACGATGCGCGTGGGGTGGTCTGGGTAGTACTCGCCGACGATGGCGTTCGCCAGCGAGCTGTTGCGGCAGATCACGACGTCCACCGGGACCGGGCCGTCCTCCACCGAGGACGCCAGCAGGACGAACGTCTCGTGGGGCCGGATGGTACTGGGCGGCAGTGGGCCGGTGGGCGACGCGGTCACCCTCCAGCCGTCCGGGTTGTTGCTCTCGGTCATCGAGTCCTCCTCCTCTGCCGGGGATCCACCCGGCGTGGCCACAATATCACCAGAGCACTACGGTGGGGAAGTAGCGGGCCTCCCACCCGCTCGCGCAGACGCCCTGCGTCCGACCCCCGGCTGGCGCTCGTGCGGGCCCACCGGGGATCCCCGCACCACGGTGGTCCCGCCACCGGTCGGTCCCCGCACTCTGGCAGCGGGCCGCCCCTGGTCACCTCCACGTCCAGGCGAGGAGCACCAGCCGCCCCACGGGCACGGCCGGGCCTGGGGCACGCCCCCCCAGGCGGGACCCAGGTTGTGCGCCCTGGGGTGGCGCTGCTGCCCGCGGTGCAGCCGTTGAACATCAGGGCTCGGCGAGGGCGGCGGCGCGCTTGTCGCGCTCCACCTCGACCTCGCGGAGGAGGAGGTGAAGGAAGGTCGCCGCCGCCGACGCCAGCTCGGGGATGGAGGCCCAGGCCTCGTCCGCCAGCGCGAGCTGAACGTGCCCGCGGAGGTCGCCGTCGAGCCCTGCTCGCCGCGCCTCGCTAAGTGCCCGGCAGGCGTCGAACGTCAGCCGGGACCAGGCGCGCGCCACGCCGTTGCGCCCGACGAGCACGACCCTGGTGGTCATCGGGCCGTCGCCTGGGTGGCACCCTGGAGCACGTTGCCGGCGAGCTGCTCGAGGTCCCCGCGCTTGTCCGCGTCGGGGGCCTGCCCGGCCAGCAGGCTGATGGCGTTCGCCAGGCGCCAGCGGGTGTTGCCCGCCGGGACCTTGGAGACGTCGGCCGAGCGGTAGATCTCGCGCACGGCCGCCCCCTCCTCCCGCCCGAGCTTCTGGCCGGCGACCAGGCGCTTGACCTCGCGCTCGCCGTCGATCTCGTCCTGCGCGGCGTCCTCGATGGTGGCGAGCTGCTGTGCGATCCGCTGGTCGTCCAGCAGGTGGTGCACGGCGTCCCCGACCGCGCTGGCGTGCGCCTCGGTGTCGAGCTGCATGGTGCGGTCGCTCCAGGCGATGTCGTCGCTCAGGCGCCGGCCGAGGTGGACCTGGCGCAGCGCGGACTCGGTCGTCATCCCGTTGGCGCAGATGAGCCGCTCCACGAAGCCGCGCAGATCCAGCGCCCCGGCCCCGAAGTCCGAGTTGCTGATGCGGAGGCCGATGATGAGGGCCTCCCCGTTGACCTCCAGCAGCTCCGAGCGGGCCCAGGTGAACCCCCAGCGGATGTCGCTCGCGCGGCCGGTGATGGGCACGGCGCCGCGCGCCTGGGCCCCGCTGATGAACGCCTCCAGGATGGGCGCCGAGTCGATGCGCCGGTAGCGGTCGCTCAGGTAGCCGCGGACCTCGCCGTCCACGCTGCGGACCAGGCGGCGCTGTTCGGGGAGGGCCTCCCCGAACACGCGGTTGAGGAAGCCGACCAGGGCCTCGGTGGCCACCGGGCCCACCTCGGCCGCCTTGGTGACGGTGGTGGGGGTGATGATGCCGCTATCGCTGGCGAGCTGGGCCAGCGCGTGGCGGTGGAGGCGCGGCGCCCCATCGACGTTGGTGGTCAGGCGCCCGCCCTCCGCGCCGAAGCGGAGGCTGCGGCGCTGCACCATCATGTCGGCCGGCTGCTGGTCGAGCATCCGCCGGATGACGGCGGTCTGCTCAGACCGGCCCTGCTCGATGCGGCGCCCCAGGATGTTGCGCGCGGTGTGAAGGTCGACCATGTTCGTCTCCTCTGTGGGCCATCCATGGCCCGGTGTGCGGCCTGGCGAAGCTGCCGGCCGTCTCCTCTGCTGCCCGGCGCGCGAGCAGCAGAGGGGGCGGCCGCCCCCTCCTACCAGTCCCCCGCCGTCTCGATGGCGGTCCAGGTCACGCCCCAGCGGTTGAGGGCCTCCGCGAGATCCGCCGACTCCCGGTCGCTGATGTCGTAGGCGACCTTGCCGCTGGCGAGGCGCACCTGCCAGGCCGTCGGCGACCAGTCCTCCTCGCCCAGGCTCAAGCCGGCGCGGGCGAGGACGGTGGGGCCCTCGTCGTTGTACCTGCACGAGGTGCAGTGGTAGCCGACGCGGCCGCAGGAGTCGCACAGCGTCATGGCGACCCCGCAGACGGTGCAGGTGCCACCGCCGTCGTCGGTGCAGAGGGCGCCGGCCGCGATGCCGTGCGACCCGCTCACAGCGTCCACCAGAGCGGGGCCGTCGCGGACAGGTCCACGTCCACCCCTCCGCACTTCGGGCAGCCGTCCATGGAGGCCCGCTCGGCCGCGCGCACGGTGCGGAAGCGGTGCCCGCACTCCTGACACTCCCAGCCAGACCACGCCGGCTTCACGGGGCCTCGGGCGACCTTGGTGGGCTTCTGCTGCTGCGCGCTCACTTGGAGGACTCCTCGATGCGCTCGATGGCGAACAGGACCGTGCGAAGCTCGGCGCGGGCGACCGCCAGGGAGGCGCGGTCGGCCTCGACCCCCTGGACCCGACCGACGAGGCAGGCTCCGGCGTAGTCGCGCCCGGCCTCCAGGTCGGCGCTGGCCCAGGCCACCTCGGCCTCCAGCAGGGCCAGGCTCGTGGCGAGGCGGCTGGTCGCGGATTTGACGTCGCCCTCCTTCCAGGTGCGGAGGAAGGTCATGTCGCTGATGATGGTCGTGGTCGTGGTCATGTCGGGCTCCTCGTTGCTCGGCCATCCCTGGCCGCGTGCTCCATTGCACACTCAGGATATTAGCACCCAAAGCGCCGCAGTGGACTACTTTTCATTTCAGGGAACTACTTTTTCAGGGGCGGGGAGGCCGCACACCCCCGGTGCGGCGTCGGGCCGGGCTCCTCAGCCGAACAGCTCCTCGTCCTCGCTCTGGCTGGTCCAGGTGTGGCGCCCAGGGAGCCGGGCGACCTCCTCGGCCCAAAGCATCGCGTGCGCCGCGCAGTTCCACCAGGTGGAGCGGTACTCCTCGTCGCCCAGCAGGACGACACACTGCCACCCGGTCCTAAGCGAGCTGCGGTAGGTGTAGGTGGTCCCGTCCCACTCGGCGGGGGCGTAGACCCGCAGGGTAGCTCCATGCGGGGCGTGCGCCTCGTAGCAGACCGGGCGGCCGGTGTCGCTGACCTGGACGGCCGCACCGGTCGAGCTGCGGCGCTGGCGCCACCGCAGGTGGCAGATGGCGGGGGCTGGGGGGTGCGGGTCCTGCTGGTCGTACTTGCGGCCCATGTTGTCGGTCTCCTCTGTGCTGGGCCATCCCTGGCCCGGTGTGCGGCCCGGCGTGGCGCCGGCCGTCTCCTCTGCCGCCTTGGGGTGCAGGCGGCAGAGGGGGCGGCCGCCCCCATCCTCCCTACGAGGACGCCCAGCCGAAGAACAGCCAGTCGCCGTCGCCCACCTTGATGGCGCCCGCAGGCCCCCACTTGTCGGCGATGCGCCGGTCGTCGTCGTCCAGCAGCCGGTTCGCGCAATCCTCGGGGGACTCGCCCGCCGCGGGCTGAATCACGGTCCATGAGGACTTCTCCGCGATCGTCCCCGTGTACCCGGCGTGGCCGTCCTCGTAGCGCGCCCGCTCGACGGCGGCGTGGAACGCCTCGGCCACGTTGCGCCCGCGCGACCTGGTCAAGAAAGTGTCAGCGCCCATGGTGCTCCTCCTACTTGCGCGCGGCGATGGCCGCCTTGGTGGTCAGGGACAGCGGGGCGAGGTTCGTCAGCTCGTTGAGGCGGCGCCGCAGGGCGCGACGGGCCTCGACGGTGAACCCGTCATCCTGGCCCAGGGCCAGGATGAGGTCGCCGGCCTCGGCCAGGATGGCGGCGAGGCGCTGGGCCTCGGGGTTGGCGAAGCGGCGCGGGCGCCCGCGCCCACCCTTTTGCTCAATGGGCTGGCCAGTAGTCTCACAGGTGTTCATCGCGTCCTCCTCAAGTGCAGGATCCAACCTGCACATCCCTTATAAGGCCCCAGCGTAATGGGGTCTAGTATTTTATGCAAAAAAAACAACTGGCCCGGTGATGCCGGTTTGGGCTGGGGCTCTAGGCCCACAATTTCATGCGAGCCTTACGACGTGCGTGAGGGCGTGTTGGAGGGGCGGGCCAGGGCCGGCGCGGGCGCGGGCTAGAGGTCGCCGCGCTCCCAGAAGGTGGGGCAGTAGATAGGATCGGGCCGCTTCGCCCTGGTGGCCCGCAGCCACCGCTTGAAGTCGAGCAGCTCGGCGAGGTGCTCGCAGCTGCGAGGGCAGACGCCCCGCCCGCAGTACTCAGAGAGGCACGGCTGCGGGTAGAAGCGCGAGCGTGGTTCAGGCGTGCCCATCACTGGTCTGCGGGGTCGCTGTCGCCGCACGTCTCGTCGCCGTTGTTGGGGTCCTCGTCTGGCGGCCCGAGGCGCCGCACCTCTGCCGCCACCGCGGCGTCCCACCTCGCCTTGCCGGCCGCGCCCAGCCAGTGAAGCAGTCCGTCGCGCTGCTCGGGCCGCATCGTGCTGGGCGCCCCTCGTTGCATGCTATGGAGCAGCGAGACCAGCGCCCGCTCGGCGACGCCGCCGGCCTCGGCCAGATCCACGCTGTCTGGCACGAGCCCAACCAGTGCGGCGACGAACGATGGCCCGTCCGTCTCCCAGGTGCGGGGCGGCGTGTTGTTCGTGACCCACGCCAGCAGCATTGCCCCCAACTCGGCGCCCGGCATGGGCACCGGCTGGACGAGCTCACGGCATCTGCTCTTGCGCACCTCGGCGACGTGGTCCCCGTCGAGCATCAGGGCGACGTCGAATTCGTGCTCTGCGCCGTCCCGCAGGATCGACGCCAGCCCGAGCTGGATGATTCGAGTCTTCGTGCGGCCCCGGTCCTCGTACTCCTCGCGCACCGTCTCAGTCTTCGCGCGCGCCGAGCACATGACGTGCGCCGGCGACCGCAAGATGGTGTCGAGGAGGTCTCGCCAGAGCGGGCTGACGTCTCGCCAGGCTCCGTGCGAGTCGCCCTTGTGGCTGTGCGCCCAGGCGTCCACCAGCTCGAGGCACGCCTGCCAGGCGTGCGTGAGGCCGTCCACCACGATGGTGTCGTAGCCCGCGTCCTCGCAGGCGTGGATCGCTTGCACGTACGTGGCGGGGTGTGGGTCGGGGAGCTGCAGGGTGTCGAAGCTGAACAGGTCGGCGTATTTGCTGGCGCTTCCGTGCTCGCTGTCGATCACTACTCGGCGGCCGAAGCCGGGAGCCTCGGTCATTGACAGCAGGCTGTACGTCTTCCCGCTGCCCGGCGGGCCGGACAGCAGGAAGCGCAGCTTGGCGCCGTCCTTCGTGGCCGGCGCAATCACGAATCCCATCAGGACCTCCTCAGCCGCATCCACGCGGCAACACAGATGGAAGCCGCACACCCCCGGTGCGGCAGTCGGGCCCTTCTGCCTCTCCCCGTCCGGGGCGGGGTGGATCCTCGCTGGCGGCGAGGAGTGAGCACAGCCAGCGGGTAGAGTCGAACCACGGTGCTCCTCAGCCCGTTCCACCGGGCACCCCCAGCATAGCCTATGCGCGGCCTGGGTCTAGCCCTTTTCGCTCGCTGGGAATGCTTAGGGGGGGGGGAAGGGTGGG